TTATTTACAAGCTCAGTTGGGCGAACAACGCAATTGAAACGAAGCTCATACACACCATCAGGAATCGGATACAGATCAACTTGAGTATCACCATCAGCAGAAACACCATTGAAGTTGTAATAATAAGGGCTTCCCTTAGCAGGATTCATGTTCAAGAACTGATTATCAAACCATGTAGAGGTTTTATACACCATGAAACGATTGCTGGTGTCATTAACAACATCAAGAATGTTAAAGTTGTTCTGAGAGCCATTGAGCTCATAGTTGAAAGTGTTAGCAACAGTAGTCAAAGTGAGAGTGGTTCTCAAAGCACTCCACTGCCAAGCATCCTCAACCTCTTTCTTAGCATCATTAACAAAGTCACCAATCAGCTTGCTATAGCTAGATTGAGACACAGAAGCCACTTCACGCTCCCGAAGTCTTCTGAGTACCTTGTTAACCATTTCTAGATAAGTCATTTCTTATTCCTTAATCTACTTATAAGTATTATACCATATAATATTATATAAGTCAATACCTATAAGTATATTTTATTACATTAAAAGTAACTTATGAGTTACCATTTAACCTTGTCTGCCCAGTAAGCAGCACTCATCTTGCCCTTGGCTATGTTCTTGGCATGACGAGCCTTGAAGCTTTCTCGTCTGTTCCTGTAAGCCTCGCTCTCGCCAGCTTTCTTAGGACTCCCTGACACCCCTTGTTGTCCAAAGCGGATTGTTTTAACCTGATCACCCTCTTTAGCTACAACAACATGGCTCTTGGTTGGATGGCTAGGGGTGCGCTTAGGCTTGTTATACCCAGCTACACCAGCTCTTTCAAGTCTGCTATCTTTCATCTGTATGCCTTCACTTTCTGAGCAATCTTCTTTGGCTGTGCTACAAACTGCTTTCCTTTGGCGTTACCAGCAGCCTTGGATTTGTTAGTGGCTGCTTTCTCTGCGGGGCTCAAGGCTTTCCAAGCAGCTTCAGGGAGATATCTCTTCTTCCCTTTAGAGGGCTTCCCATCGCTGGTTGTCCACTTCTGAGCTGTCCAATCCTTCAAGCTTTGTTGTGGTTTCTTCATTTATACCCACCTCCCTTAGCCTTATACTCCCTTGCCAGCATCTGTGCCTTACGAGCACTCCATTCACCAGGGTCTCCCCCTTTGGAGCCAGCCTTAATCTTCTCAAAAAGCTTCTTCCTCATGGTGGGTTTGGTGTAGTTTCCTGCTTGGTTAACCTTGCTAGTAGCCATATATGCCCTTTAAACAGCTTTAAACCCCCTTTTTAGCCGACTTCTCAGCAGGTTAAGGGGTAGGGTAGTCACTTCTTCTTTTTTGCCTTAGAGGGCTTTTTAGCCATTCCAGCCTCAGACAGGGCAATGGCAATAGCCTGCTTGGGGTTCTTCACCACAGGGCCTCCCTTTCCGCTATGCAGAGTTCCAGTCTTGTATTCGTGCATCACTTTACCAACTTTAGCCATATTTTTTTTCATATCATGCTCCTAACATAAGTGCTCGTTCATCTTGTCTTCTCTTGACAAGGCCTGGCAAGATTTTCCCTGCTGCTTTAGTCCAATCCATCAGAGCATCTGCTGCCCCTTGGATGTCTCCTCTGTTGTATTTTTGCCTAATCGTGCTTCTCTGGAGGTTTCCTAAGCCTACATTGAAGGCAAAAGAAACAAGGCTGTCCAAGTGGCCTTGATTGTTAACCACAGCAGGGCACAACCGAATAACCCCTCCAATAAACCCCTCAAGGTCTTTCTGCAAAAGAGCATCCACTTCCTCCATGCTTAATGTCCTATCCCAGCCTTCAGGGATGGGCAAAGATAGTCTCTGTTCAAAAGGAACTTTGATGTGGCTCTGATCAATGACATGGCCCACACCTACAGTCCACAAACGAGCAGGACACCTATAAGGCTTCTGTCTCACACCCTCATGGTGTTTAATTGTCTTAAGAGCTTTCTCGCTAATCATTTCTTGAAGGCTTGTGTTCCAAACCAAAAGCTTACAATGGAAGCCCAAATGAGTTGAGTGTCGTCATCCCACAGCAAATCAAGAGCAACAGTGAAGTCCACTCCTGTCTTCCAAGCATAGAGGAAACCAAATACCTCAACAAACATAAACATCACATACATACCATAGGTGATGGCACTTCGAGTAAAAGCTCTAGCATCAATCACCCACTGAGAGGCTCCTTTGCCAATCTCAATGTCGTGGGTGTACAGAGCTTGTCTTTCCTGAAGAGCAATACCAGCCATGTCCACATTGGCAGTGATCTGGAGCTGCTCAGTTTGAATGTGCTCAATACGCTCTTGAATTTCTAAGCCAGCCTTCTTAAGAGCCAGCTCTCGTTCCACCTGCATTTGAGCCAAAGCCAGCTCATGTTTCTTATCCTTGCTGTCTTGCCACAGGTCTAGCAGCTTAGGCAGACCACCAGCAAGAAAGGACAGAAGAGAAGAGAGAAGAGTTAACATATCACTTAATAAAATAAAGAATGAAATAAACAGCAGTTGCGCTAACAAGCAGGGCTAAGATTGACAAGCATCCCCATGTAAGAACATCTTTGATTAAAGCAAGCTTCCTTGCTCTAGCTCTTTTTGCCGCAAGTTCTGCGGCCTTTTGTTCCTTTATTATCCGCACCCTTTCAGCAACAATGCGCTCCCAAACATCTCCCTGACCAGAATAGATGAGCATTTCTTTGACATACTTCTCTGCTTCTTCTAGTTCTTTCAGAGCCATGATGTTCTGCATGGCCTGTCCTGTAGCACTTCCTGAGAAGGTTTTCTTTGTAGCTAGTTTGTTATTCTCTTGAACAGCCTTCTCTTTTAAATCAAAGAAGGACATGATTTGAGGAGCAAGACTTTGTATGTCCTGCCCTACCTCAACAGCTTGCTTTACAACATCAATTGCTGCACGAGCTCCTGCAATTAAAGCAACAATCTCAACCATCTTTCCTTATCCCCCAGAAAGCACTCATAGCGGTGATAAGTGCTCCGATCCAGAGGATAGGTTTGGCAGCTTTAGCAATCCATTCTAAAACAACAAAGGCTCCTTGCAATGCTTCAAAAGCCTCAACCATGTGACGAGTGTTCTTATCAACCTCGTCCACCTTGTGCTCTACAGCTATGAGCCTTTCATAAATTTGTGAGTGGCTAATGTCTTCCATTTAGTCCTCATTGATTATTATGGTGATGGCAATTGTACCCATGATTCAATACTTTCCCTCAGCAAACACATTAACAAACACTGTGCCGTCTTCAAGAGCTTCAATTTCATGCCACTCGTTTGCCACAAGATTCACGGGTTGGGTATCTTTGGTCATCACCAACTCTCGATTTTCTTTGCGAACGATGCACGACCCAGCGTGGCACAGAGTCAGATGTGCATAGATGTGTTGGTGTTGTGGTATCCCCTGCCCTTTGGACGCATGGTAAACGTTGAGCATTACACCATCATAAGTGACACTTTGAACAGGGGCAATTGATGTAATCAAAATGTTTGCGCTCCCACAACTGTTGGCTGAGGCTGAACATCGTCTACCGTCTTAACCCGTTTTGCTTCTTCAATTTGAGCCTCATGGATTGGATGCGGTTCACCAGCGTCTTTGTTCCAAGGCCAAATTTTTCCGCCCGGGAAAAGCCTAAAACAATACTCAAGTTCGTCTGCGTTCTTGGCATCGTCACGAACAATACAAAATTGAATATAGACATACCACATTTAAAACTCCTTAAATGGTATACGGTGTTGCGATCCGCACAAATCGCATCGTGAACGATTGGTTTGCATTTGTGACTGCAAGTTGAATTCCAAAGTTGTTGGTGAGCAACAAGTCCGGCACCGCTGTAAGTGCGGCGTAGTTTGTGTTCATTGTGCTTGAGGTCTGGTCAATCGTGAACCAATAACTTGAAACCGAAATTTGAGTGCCACCCGGATTGAGCACCGCAATTTTTCGGTTGGTTGTCAAAATCGTTCCCGCGCCATTTGTGACTGAATAGTTGCTGGTCAAGTTTGGCTTGCTGTTTATCGTTGCCGCCGTAGTTGCTTGACTGGTGGCAGTGCCAACGTTTGCAGTGTCATAGTAACCACCACCCTGCGCCACCAGACCAGTTGACGAGTTGTATGAATATCCACCCTGTGCAAAAGAAGTCACAGCCGGATTATAAGGAACGCAGATGGCTGTAATGCCAGCCCCGCCAGTAATTGCGGTTCTCGTAACAGAGTTTGAGGCGGGAGTGTACGTGAAAACAGCGGGTGCGTTCCCATCTCTTGAACACATATTGGTCAGGTTTAAACGACCACTTCCAAGTCCCTCGTTTCCGCTAACGTTGAAAGTAGAACCCCCCGTTCCTAAAGTGAGAACAGGCGATGTCGTGCCTGTCAGCGTATAGGCTCGGTAGTAAAGAGTGCCACCGTTGTACCCGTTACTCGTAATAAACCCCAATGCAAATGCGTTACTACCGCCAAGATAACTACACCATGTCCCGTAAATGTTTGCATTTGACCAGTAGGTAAAGCAACTTCCGCAGAAAGAGACGTTGCCTTGCGATATGGCTGTTGCCGCAGAAGCATATAAAGTCCCGCCAGAGGCAACCAAACCAAAAATCTGCGCCCACGCAGTCGCTGAATGTGCACCGTTCAGTTGAAGTCCATCGCTACCACTCCGGACACTTAGTAAAACAAGTGCCCGCCCTGCGTAATCGCAATCATAAACAACCGCTGCAGTTCCATTGTTGCCGGTATTGGTGTTGAACGTAGAGCCAACAGTGACGGTATTTCCAACAGTTACACCGTTTGTTGCGGTGTTGATTGTGTAGAGTTTTGCGTAAACTTGGTAAGTGGCGCCATTAACCGCCGTTGACTCAGTCCACACATACGCAAACTCAGATGTAGAAAGACGAACAAAAGAGCCAGAAAAGATGTTACCAGTACCAACCTTGAACCCGGTCTGCGTTGAATCAATGCCAATTGTGGAAAACGCTGAAACAGCCGGGGCAGAAGAGGACGCCCAAACACCAGAAGCGCTTGAGTTATTCCAAACATCAATTTGATCTACAGTTCCTGATGGCCACATTTGCCGAGGAACACCATTAGAATCATTGATGCCAAGTGCAAAAGTTGTTGCGTTCCTGAATTTAAAAATATTTGGGCCGACCGGCATAGTGGTCATGTCTGGCATGGTCACAGTCGGGTTGACCGGGTTTGATGCCCCAATCAAGAACAGTTGTTGAGCCGCGCTTGCGCTTGTCAACGTGAAATTGGTTGTCGCAGACGTGTAGGTGTTTTGCGTCGAGCCACCACGGGCAGCGTTTCCACTAGACGCCGCAGTAACACGACCTTTTGCATCAACAGTAATGTTTGCGGAAGTATAGTTACCAGCAGTTACTCCACTATTAGCCAATGTAAGCGTAGTAGTCGAGCCAGTAGAGCCAGTCCCTGTTACATCTCCAGTAAAGGTTAGAGACCCAGAAGGAATGCTAACAGCCACATTGGAAACAGAGGTCAGACGCCCCTTTGCATCTACAGCAATCTGAGGAATATTAGTGGCACTACCATAGGTTCCCGCAGTCACTCCAGAGTTTGCTAGAGTCAATGCAATAGATGTTGTTCCAGAACCAGAAGCATCGCCAGAAACTGTAATAGTTTGGTTTCCAGTGAGGTAAGAATTAGTGTCTAAAGACCAAGTGTTAGCAGCAGTCTTCTTGAGGAAGCCAGAAGTACCAGCAAGGCCAGCAATAGCGTCAAGGTCTGCATCCCATGCTTGCACATTGGAGCCAATAGCTACACCAAGATTAGTCCTGGCAGTAGCAGTGTTACTCAGGTCGCTTAGGTTATTAGAAGCTAACAAAGCCCCTGACAAAGAAGCATAGGCGTTGAGCCAAGCACTCCCACTCCACACCTTCATCTCATTAGTGGAGGTATTAAAATACAGAGCACCAGTGAGCAAAGCATTACCATCATTATCCAGCGTAGGTGCAGAGCTCTTAGGGCCAAGATAACGATCATCAAAACTGTCATAGCTGGCAGCAGCAGCCGTAGCACTAGAGGCTGCACTCGTAGCTGAAGAAGCCGCATTAGTAGCACTGGTTGCTGCGTTGCTGGCTTGAGTGGCTGCGCTAGAGGCAGAAGAAGCAGCATTAGTTGCACTGGTAGCTGCTAGTTGAGCGTTATACTTAGCAGAATATTCACCACCAGCTACAGGGCCAGAGGTCTTAGTAGCCCAGTCATTAGCTAAAGAAGCAGCCGCAGAAGAATCTACAGCACTAGAGGCTGCATTAGTGGCTTGAGTGGTTGCAGTGGCTGCACTAGAAGCTGCATTAGAAGCAGAAGTGCTGGCAGCAGATGCGCTAGAAGCCGCACTCGTAGCACTAGAGGCAGCATTAGAAGCTTGTGTAGAAGCCGTAGTTGCGCTAGAGGCTGCGTTAGACGCAGAAGTGCTTGCTGCACTGGCGGACGAGGCAGCATTAGTGGCACTGGTAGCAGCATTAGAGGCTTGTGTAGAAGCCGTAGAAGCAGAAGAGGCTGCATTTGTAGCAGCCGTCTCAGCATTGGTTTCAGCCAATTGAGCAGCGTCTCTTGCTGCCTCAGCATCCGCCAGAAGTTCAGTTACAATGGGTACAGTGGAGTCGTTAGTGCTTTCGCCCGAGCCACCTACCCCTCGCCAGATTGCCATAATGTCTCCTTGTTGTGTATAGAGACTCTTGTGGAATCTCTAGACAAAACAAGGGAGCCCCTTGTGAGGGCTCCCATGCTATTAGGCTGCGACAGCCAGCAACACGCCAGCATCGCTACGCAGCACTTTCGTGCCGTACAGCATATCGCTGGTGAACAGAGTAGCCAAGTACTCTTGTTTGTACTGCTGTTGCGAACGAACAGACATCTGCTCAATGTGAACAGCCCAGTCACGGTGAGCCAGCAAAGCACCCTTAACGCCAGTTTCCAGCGTGGGGCAGTTGCTCGACACAACAACGGGGATGCCATACAGGTTACCCACTTCACCGTTACGGATGGTGTTAGCACCGCCTTGCTCGCCAACAAAGGCTTGCTCGGTGTAACGGGCAATACCGTTCAGGGTGTTACGGGCGCTCGGGGGCACGATCAGCACACGGCCGTCCATCGGCTGGTCAGCGTCATCCAAATACTGGATGGCACGGCGGAAGCCAACATCAGAGAAGTTGCCAATGTCGGCAGTGCCGTCAGCGTCATAAGCTTCCAGAGCACCAGTGGAGGTGTTGAACTGGAACGAACGGCTGTGGACATACGAAGAGCCATCACCGTTACCCAGAGCCTTGACCAGAGCCCACAGATCGTCATCAACCTGCTTAGCCATCGCATAGCCAGCATCATCGGTGTAATGCTTACGCAGCGAGGGCAGAGCCTGCACTTCAACGATGTCTTCAATCAAGTAAGACACTTCTTTGTGCTGGTTCAGGTTCACAGTGATGCTCGACTGAGACAAGTTTTGCAGGGTCACTGCGGTGTTCTCGCCTTTGGTCTGAGCAGCCAAGCCACGGCTGGGATTCGGGATGATCAGAGCATCACCCTTCTTGCCCTTGAAGCTCATCTTGCGAACAAACTGAGCCAGCACGAGGTTCTTTTTATAAGCAGCGATAATCTCATCACTCCACAGATCGGGGAGGAAGTTGCTCGCTTCAGTCAGACCAGCAGCGCCAGTCATCGTGGGGTAAGTAGAAGTTGCCATGTTAAATTTCCTTTACAAAATGTTATCGAACACGACCCTCGGCATAAGCTTGCATGATTTCAGGTTGCAAAGCCATGTATCTGTCGGGGTCTTTACGCATGAGGTCTATAATTTCGGATCGTCTGTAAATCTTACGACTCACAGGCTCGGCAGAACCCTTAACACTTCCAGTGGCAGCTTGCTTCACTTGCTGTTTTCTATCAGCCTTCTGAGTTTCAACAGTGGATTTAACCAAAGCTTGACGCTCCTTCCACGAACTAAACAGCTCGTCGGCAGCATCAAAGTCAAAACGCTGGTCAGCCCTCGACAAAAGTTCGCTTCTCACCTTGCTCTTCTCAACCCACTCTTTGAAACTCTCGTCTCCCAGAATGTCTTGGTAATCAGGGTGAGCAGATTGCAGGGCTTGAAGGGCGGCTTGTTTAGCCAGCTCAGCAGCCATACGCTCAGCTTCTTTAATCTTGGGATGCTTGGAAACAGCAACCTCTACAGCTTTCTTAGGATCGCTAAAGAAGTCTACCTCTTCCTCAATCGGGGCTTCTTTTGAGACGGTCTGAGTTTTAATGAAATCGTCTACAACTCGGCGTAGCTCACCAACTTCCTTACTGTGTCTGCCCATCAGCTTCTCAGCTTCTTGGTGCATCCTAATCAGGTCTTTGGCAGTCTTGCCTTTGTATCGCTCGGGAACATCATCTTCTTCAGGAGCTTCCTCAAGTTTAACTTCTTCAGTCTCTTGATCTTCTACCTTCTCAGTAGGTTCCTCAATCTCGTTATTACTCTCGTCAATAAATTGTGCCATATAGTCTCCGTGCTATCAATAGCATTATGGAAATAAAATTGAACATTGGCAACCTTAGTTGCTGTTCTGCTTGCGCTCTTGAGCCATCTTCTCCCTATGTTTCTTTTCCCATTTCATTGCTGCCCCAGGAAAAGAGCCCGACCATCCTTCTAGCTTAACATTGGGAGCACTTACTGCTCTCTGAGCTTTTTTGCCACACTCAGGACATTCAATCTCAAATGTTTGATTTGATACGAATAGTTCAGTTGTGTGACCATTTGGGCAAGTAAAATCAAACACTCTCAGCATTTTGCATTTCCTCGTAAGCGGCTGTAATAGCCTCACGATATGCCAACATACGCTGGAGGATGTTTACTTCACCCTTGCGTTGCCAAAAAGCATTGCTATCTGGTATGTTCTGTAAATTGTTTAGACCATCAAGAGCTTCTTGAAGGTCTTTTTCAAACACTTTCCACCCAGAAGTAGCAAAAACTCCTAGCAAAGATTCATAATATTCAGTTAAATCGTCCAAGCATTTCTCCTTTTAGGATGCTATTATGACTATATTATAACATAAAAGTATTACTT